AATTCTTTGCGAGCGTGTCTTCTTGCGAGATGCCCCAGCGGTTTGTGATGGCCGAAACCGTGTTCGCCTGTAGTCGTACGCCGTAATATGTCCCAACGGTTCCAGTGCCAGTAACGGGCGCAATGTTCAGACCGTTAAACGTGGTGATTGTTGCCGCGTTGTTGAGCGATCCCGAGTCGTAACGCGAATGCGTTGTTACAGTGTGACCAATTGCGGTTGAAAACGACGCGCTTGCGTTGAAACAAAGCACAGACGCCGTTGCGGTTGCGCCTGGGGTCGTAATAAAAAGAGACGTTCGAAACCCGAAGATTGACGCGCCTGTTGCTAGGTCGGATGCTCCGCTTCGGGTGAAGTTTGCTTGAAACCCTGTGGAAAAAGGCGATTGCCCAGCGGTCGTAACTGACCATGATGGAGACGCAATAAAGCCTTGGGTGCCTGTACTAACCCCGGTTGCATTTAGCGCCGGATAAAATCCGACTCCAACAAAGCCATTATTTGCAGATAATGTTGCCGAATCAATAATTCCAAGCCCGAGGTCAATTCTTGAGGTTCCGGCGACGACCACGCTTGCCGGCTGAACCAAAATAGCCCCTACGGCGTCAAGCGCGGCGCGCGGCGTAGCCGTCCCAGCCCCAATGCGCCCGAGCGCCGTGACGTTGCCGGAGCCTTCGACGACTTGCGAGATGGTGGCGACCGTGATGATGAGGCCCGCGCCTGCACCGAGGGTCGCGCATGACAGCGCGTCTGCTGCCGTGTAGCCGGTCCCTGGCGAGCGCAGGACGCAGATCGTGATGATGCCACCGGCAACCACGAAGTCCGCCGTCGCGCCGCTGCCTGTGCCGCCTGTGAGCGCCTGCTGCGAGTAGGTGCCGTTCGTGTAGCCTGCCCCGCCTGCGGTTAGCGTGACAGTCGCAATCGCCCCGCTCGTGAGCGTTGCCGCCGTCACGTTGCCGCGCTGCAAGAGCAGGTCGTGCGCTGTCGAGGTTCCGACAACGGCGGCGCCGCCCGTGAGCCCTGCGCGAAGGGAGCGCGTGCCGTCCGATGACGAGAAGAGCGCCTCGGTTGCGCGGTCGAGGCGAACGCCTGCGCCCGTGGTGCCAGCGAAAACGGTCACGCCGTCGGAGACATGCAGATTTGTCGCTGGCCCCGAGGCAGTTCCCACGCCGACGGTGCGGCCGATGGTGTCGAGGACGAGCGTGCGCTCTGGTCCCGCGTTGCTTAAGACGACGAGCGCCTGGCTGTTCGGCGCACCGACGGTCCACGTCTGCGCGTTGGTGAACGTTTCCGCCGTCGCCGCGCTCGTAATCGTCGTGCCCGATTCGCTCAGGAGCGAGTCGCCGATGGACGTGCCCGCCCCGGTAAACTTCGCCAGCTTGCCGGGCGTGCCGCTGCCCGTAACCGTGCCGCCGCCGCCGCCGAGGTTTGCTACCGCTTTAAGTCCCATCAAAGCCCCTCGCCTGGAATGACTTGCAAGCTACCAGCTGCGCCGGAGCCGATGTACGCGAAGAACTCGTACCCGCGCTGCTTCGTAATCACGCATTTCATTCCAGGCATGACGGTGTAGTCTGCACTGAGGTCCGCCGTGAGCGCTGCCGTTTCGCCGAAGCGAACCGAGCAGCGAATCGTCGACGAGAGGTTCGTCAGCTCGACGGCTGACGAGTTATTTGGGAACGCCTGCACTGCGCTCGCGACGCCTGGAGCAACGGTGACGCCCTTGCCGTAAACGGGGGCGAATGCCTGGGTATAATAGCTCATGGAAACCTTAAATGAGGTACGTTGCGACGGTGTATTGAATCGACGTGGACGCAGGAAAAACGATGACCGGCGTGCCTGGCTTCTGAAATCCGACCCTGGTTACTCCTGCGAATTTGGCGAAGAGCGCAAGCAGTCCATCGCCGACCGGCGTGCCGGCAACCACGTTACCAACGGGCAGAATGAGCCCTGGAAGCCCGTCGAAGTAGTCCGTCGCCGACGTGAAGCTCAGCGTCGAAGCGGCAGCGGTCGTAATCGTGAGCCCGAGCGTGACCACGTTGCCGGTGTGCTGGTAGTTGCACGAGAAGACCACGGTGCCTGCGATGCCTGCGCCGTTGTAAACTGGCGTGAAGGTGCCGTTGGTCAGGCCGAGCGTCGACGGCTTGCTAATCGTCCACCAAGCGACCGAGAGCACGTCGTAGCGCAGCGTGATTGACCCGTCGGCGGGGATGCCTGCTGGTGCGCCGTTAAGGGCTGTTGCGCCGTTTAGCGTGAAGGTGAGCGCTGTTACCTCCTGCGACGAGTAAAGAACGATTTCTTGCCCATCTGCGGCGCTTGCAGCGGCAGGGAGGACGATGGTGCCGGTCGCCATCGGACCCGTCGGCGTCAACAAGACGAAGAGCGAGCTCGCCGTCGTCGGGAGCGCGAGCGTGAAACCTGCGAGCGTTGGCGATGCCGTCACGCGCTGGAAGGCCGGCGACATCCACGCTTGCTCGATGTACGAGAGCAGCGTCGAGACGGAAGCGCGGCGCGCGTCTCCGTTGCTTGCAGAGTACACCGGGATTTGATCGGAGCCCGAGAGCTGGTTCAGGGAGGCGAGCTGGTTAATCGTCGGCATGTCGAATCCTTATTCGTAATCGATCGGCGCGTCGTTGCCGGCGAGCACCGGCTCGACGGGGCCGCGCAGGAACGGACTGCCGTTCCAGCACCACGGCTTGTTGCCTGCGCCTGCGGGCAGCGTGCCCGGAAACTGCTGGTCGTTCGGCATCGCTGCGCGCACGAGGATCGTGTTGTAGGCCCCGCGAGCGGTCGCTAGCGTGCCGGGAAGCACCTGCTTTCCGTAGCTAGGGGCGATGCGGCACGCGAGGTTCGTCACGATCGCTTCGTTCGCTCGGTCGGGCACCGAGGTCTGCGTGTCGAGGTCGCTTTGCTGCGGCGAGAGCGGCAGCGGGTAGCCGAGGCGAATGCCGCGCTCGTTCCACTCGGCCATCATGCCGTCGAGGCGGCGAAGGGCCGTCTGGAGGTCTTGAGGCGTTGAGTTGAACACGTAATCAGCGAGGCCGATTTCCGTCAGCGCCGCTTCGATGTACTGCCGCTTCGTGTAGCCCATAGGTTAGCCCTTCAGCGCGCTTTCGATGCGCTCTGCTAGCGTCTTGTCGCTCCATCGCTTGTCGACCTTGATGCGCAGCTCTGCGGCCTTGCGCTCAAGCTCGTCGCGCGTTGGCGGGGCGTCGCTCACGTCGTCCGGGAGCGCAGCAGCAGCGGCGACGGGCACGGCAGTCTTCGCAGCGATGGCAACGACCTTGCTCGTGCTCCACCCTTCGGCGAGACGCTTCTCGACGAGGTGCGGGGCTTCATTTCGATATTCGAGCCCGTGAGCTTTTCGCCAGCGATAGACGAGCGCCATCTCATTTGCCTTTCTTCGCTTTGCGCGCAGTCGAGAGCGCGATCGCGACGGCTTGCTTCGGCGGCTTGCCGGCCTTCATCTCGGTCTTGATGTTCTTCGAGACGGAGCCCTTAGCGTAACCCTTGGTGAGCATGTCGCGACGGTAGCACGCGCAAGGCAAAAAAAAAGGAGCGACCGAAGTCGCTCCCTCTTTCGCTCGCGCTCAGCGAATCACTGGTCGAAGAGCAGAACGCCCGCCATCTCGGGGTTCAGCATCGCGGTGCCGAAGAGCACGTCGACGCGGTACTGCGTGAGCGAGCTCGCGATGTCGAATTGCTTCTGCATCACGACCTCGAGGCCCTGGTCGGTCGTTGCGCGCATCACTGCGACGCCTGCGTTCTCCGGGATCGCGAGGCGACCTGGGAGCAGTTCGATCGAAGACTTGTGCCAGAAGCAGTTGTAGTCGGCGGTCGTCGTGTTGAGGAAGACGATCGCTTGCGCTGCGCCGCCGAGGCCGGTGCGTTCGCAGTTCTGGTACTGCAATTCAGACTGCGTAGGCGCGCTGGCTGCGCTGATGATTGGCGGCGTAATCACGACCGTATTCGCAGCGCCGACGGAGACGACGCGGAAGGTCTTGAGCTGGCCAGTGCTTTGCTTGGTGATGAGATGCACCGAGCTGATGCCCGCGATCGTGAAGGCATCGCCTGCGGCGACGCCGACGTTGCTCGAAAGCGTAATCGTCTGGAAGCGGTTGTCGACGTTGAGGATGCCGGCGACGCCGGTGTTCGTCGCGAGCGGCACGAAGTTGACGTTGCCGCCTGCGTTCTGCGTGTCGACGGTGAGGGCCACGCCAGCGGCTGC